TACAGAATCCAAGAATTGTTGTCTCACAATCTCATCGTTTTGTTCGAACAATAGTCTTACAGCAACTGCTGAAATCAACTTACGAGCCTGTAACAACAATCTTCTAACATTCAATCTGTTAAGAGCTGAATCTCTAATTTGTAAGGTTTTGTTACCCCAAATTACAGTACCAACATCAGAGAAGGTTGCAATAGGGTTAATTCTACCTTGGTAAAGAGTATCTCTGTCTTCCTGAGTAAGTTTTAATCTTGCTTTAACGGAGTTCACAAGACCTCTTGTGTAACCCGCGGATGCAAACCAAGGGAAGGAAATGTTATCAGTTAACGCTAAGTTTCTACAAACCTGACCAGTTGCTGGTAGATATATCTGTGTATTGTTAACAGTATCTCTTTCCAAAATCCATGGGTAATAGGTTGCGGTGTAAGATGAATCAATACCTGTTTGGTCTAAATTATCTACCGCTTCTTGTGGGTAAATAATCTCAAATTGAGAAGTAGCGTCTGAAGTAAACATGTTGTAGTCAGGAGTTGTTACGATGTAAACAGCGTCAGCCCTTTCATTTTCAACCATACCAATTGCCAATTCAGCAAGATTTGAGTTATTAACATAATCAATACCGGGAGTTGCAAATACATTGATATTTGTGGATTCAGGATTGTTAAATGTTAATTGACCAAGTAAGTAAGCGTAATAATCCGTGTTTGCAAAATCTTGAGTGTTATCACCAATAACAATTCGTTTGAAAGTACCATCACCCGATGCTGTTGGGTATCTTTGTGTGGGTGTCGCCCCTTGTAAGTATCCCTGAGCTCCAAGAGCAAATCTGTCTTGGTTTGTTCTAAATTCTCTGTAGATGTCCCATCCATCAAATCCTCCTTGAAAAACTGTGGTGAATTTTCTTGAGTAGAGGAAGTAATATGGATTATCTTGAGAAACTGGTTCACCATCAAAACTTGCAACACCACAATCAAATGCTGGTGTACCACTTGTTATTTGAGAATTTGCAATAGTAATAACCGTTGCTCCCGAGTCCATGTGAAATCCTTTAGTTTGATAGTTCCAAGATTCTGAAGTTGTTGCTAAGTCCCAACCAACTACAGGGTTTTTCTTCCCTTTATATTGTAGTAAATCACTATCAATTCCGAACTGAGTCGAGATACCTAAGTAGGTTCTTCTAACAATATCTCCTGAAGAACTTACAATATTACTACCCCCAGCAGTTGTTCCAAAAGGTGGGTCAAAAATTGTTTCTCCCGGGAAGAAATATTTATTTTTGATGATAGGGAAAGGTGAAGGGTTTGTAACACTTTCATAAACTCTTTCTTCCAATCCATAGAAACCACAAGGTAATGCATCGATAGGATATTCATCCGAAAGTTCAATCATTACATACGCAGAATTCAAAGGATATTCACCGTCTACTGAACCAATTTTTTTAGCCACAAAACTGTTCGATGCTGGGTCCATTGTACAGTTTGTGAATTTTTCATAAACAACAGGATTAGCATCCGTATCAAAGAAGTCTCTTACTTGTACATCAAAGGTTGAATTGTTAAATGAAATATTCGCAATAGAAATTTTAACCTGAGTGTTAGCCTCATAACCATCAGAAATTGTAACAAATCTGAATAGTTCATAAACTTTATTACCACGAAGTTCAGATACTAAGAAAGGGGTTTTTGGTGTTTGATATTGTTCCAAATTCCATGCAATTGATGTTGTTGAACTTTTATCACGAGCCTCAGGAAGAGCAATTAAATCACACTTGACACCTCTGACATACCCTTTATTAAAACCATAATTTAACATTCCTAAGTAAGATTCTTCAACATAAATTGGTACATCTTGCCTTGGTTTTGAAAAATTGGTAACACCTAAAACTTTAGTTAAGTAATTCGCATTTGTTGAATCAAACGATGTGTCAAAAGCAAATGTGTCACCTTCAAAAGTTACTCCACTTAATTGGAAGGTTGCAAACGGACTTTGTGAGATTCCGGAATATGCGCCGGTACAAATGAGGTTCAAGTCAGTTAAACCAGTGACTTGATATTGAGGACCGTGGTCATTAGCGTTGTAAATGGAAATACCTCTCGAACGAATAGTTGCTAAAATAAGATTATTCCAATCCGTATATGCTGTACCTGAATAGGTGTAAGTTTCCCCTGTAATAGTTCCTGAGAATGAACCTGAAGCTCCTGTGACAAAGTTTGTAACATTGTAATACCAAGAGTAACCCGAATAAGAATTAGAAGTTGTTACATCAAAGGTCGCATAGTACCAAGGGTCATTATTTCCATCGGTCAATTCTGCAAAATCTAAACTGACATCATCACATCCAAAAACATTATCAAAAGTTGGGTATTGTAAGTTTAGTACATTGTAATCAGATGTGGGAATAGACCCATAAACATTTACTGTTGAACCACTCAATGATGTATTTGCAGAAACACTAATCATAAACTCAAACAGGTCATTATTGTAAGTTGATGTGGACCCATCAATCAAAGTGTAAGATGTATTCAATGCATTTGAAACCAACGAAGGAAGTCCCCCACCAAAAGTTAGTGTGTTACCAGTTGTGAAACCAGAAAAGGTTGTGGTGAATGGCACAGATACCACACCAGTGTCAATACCAACAGTCGTCCCATTGACATTTGCAACCGCTTGTAATGACCATGAAGGACCTGCGTCATAACCCGACAAACCTAAAATACGGGTTACAAATAATTGATTAGATTGTTGAAGGTACGCTTTAGCTATGTAAGCGGCTTCATATTTCGGTATTTGAGTTCCGATAAATTTTTCAGGTATGGTTCCCCCAAAGAAAGTCTGAAACTCATCGAAATTTGTTATAAAAATTGGTTCGAAGGCGGGACCTCTTAGAGTCTCCCCCACCAAACCTAATGTGGTTACACCCACACTTTGTGCTACAAACGATAAATCCGTTTCTGATGTATAAACCCCAGGGGATACAAAAACTTTTTGATTTGCTTGTGATGTTACTTGAAAAAACATTTTTTTAAATTTTTCTTATTCGGTTTTATTTTATTAGATAAATATTTGATTTAAAACCAAAAAACTTGACTTTTGAATATGTATTATTAAACGGTAAGAATTTTTTCTACCTTTTTTCTTCCTTATGAAAATTACCCCTAAGTCTATCAAGAACCTAAAAATATCAGAAAGTACCCATGAGGTACTAAAAAGTTATTGTGAAAAGAATGGTTTGAAGATGTATAAGTTCTTAGAAAAGCTCATTTTAGATAACTGTAAGGTGACAAAAGATATCTACGGAGAGTAATTAGACTAACTTACTTTCGAACTCAATTACCGATTCACCTGAAGTATTTTTGGCAATATCTACGCGAAAAATATCACCAGTATTCAATTGTATGGTTGTGATATTTTCGCCATAAAAATCACCATTAATAAAAACTTGGTAAAAAAGAACGTTCAAAGATGAAATAAATGTGAGGTCAACTCTATAATCAACTTGGTCATCAATTAAGGATGTATTACCTGAGGTGTATAGAAGTTTGTATGTAAATTCATCAGGATTTGAAGGTGTAATTTCTGCTCGTCTTCCTTTAGGAACTTGGGTGTCAACTTCAAATAATTGTACAACACGAGAAATTGCAGGTTTTACTTCAAATTCTTCCTCATCAATTAAGTAACCCAACATTGTAAAATCATAACTTTGAATATAGTAGTTTCTTTTTTCAACATCGATTACTGATTCATCTGAAACATTGTTCATTATTATGGGGACATACTGTCCTTTAATAAATGTGTACGCTTGACGAGAAGAAAAAGTTTGAAGAACATTTTTATTGAATGTATTCAACTCCCTCATTCTATTACAAATGATTTTAACACTGTAATTAATATCTACAGGGACGGGTTGAGGTATAGTATAAACATCATACCCTTTTTGGTTTCCGTTCCATGTTGGAACTGTGGCGTAATAAAATTGTTTTCTAACAGGAATTGTATATTGAAGTGATGGATTTGTTCCGTATTTTACTTCAGGTTGTCTAACAAGAGTAATAAATGGAAGTTGAACATTGAAATCATCATCTTTAAAATTCCAAGTTTCAGTAAACTGTGACCATCTTTGATTTGTTATAATTTTATCAATAACACTAATGTCTTTTCCGGAAACAACTGTCTTTAATTCATTTTTGACAAATTCTAACATCCCCCCATCCAAATCAGCATGAAGAACACTCTGAGGAAGATATGTTCCGTCTTCATTGATAAACTGTAGAAGTTGTTCTCTTCGGGCGGACAAAGTCTTTGGTGGAACCAAGTCAATATCCATCTTGATTTGTTTCTTAAAAATAGGGTTTTTAGGAAGTGCCATTATGTACCGTAAAATTCATTTTGACTTGTTGGAGTTGCAATGATTGTTCTGTAGAACGGTTTGTAACCTCCATAAGTGTGTTTATTGTCAGACACAACACGACCATCGTCAGATACGGTATAGTACCTAACTTTATCTTCTGATTCATAATACCCAAAGTAATCACCCATTTGAATATCAACACCTAATTCCTCCAAGTAAGCGCGGTAAATAGAGAACCTCATATTACCTGGCTCGTTTTGTTCAACACGAGATGTACCGAGTCTCTGAGCGGTGGGGGCTAAGATTTGAACATAACCTTTTAGTTCAACAGGTGCAAGGAACTGAATACCACCCTCTGGTGATTCACCATACACATCATCGATGCGGGTACGGTATCTATCGATACGATACAATACCACTGTGAAGTTCATATCCCCTTCTAACCATTCTTGACCCATGGAAATATCAAGGTTATAATCCTCCGCACCGAAGAACTTACCTAACCGCGTAATTGGAACTAATTTCTCTGCCATAGTAGTTATATTGATAAATACCTCTTTTTAATTTATATTTTAAATAAAAAAATATGGAACTTATTTTACCCTCAAAGATTACATTAAAATCTAGTGATGTTCATGGATTAGGTATCTTTGCAACCAAGAAAATAAAAAAAGGGGAAGTCATCGAAGAGAGCCCAATTATGAGACTACCTATCGAGCCAGGAGAGAGTAGCCCTTTGTTTTCAAACTATCGATTTGCATGGCCTAAAGGAGAAGGATGGCATAGTCATGTAGTGGGTATGGGATACGCATCGTATTACAACCACTCGGATAAACCCAATGCAGAATGGAACAACAATTTAGAAAACATGACTTTTATGTTTACCGCCCTTACGGACATCAAACCTGGTGAGGAAATCTTCGTTTACTACGGACCAGAAACTTACTGGTTCGACGAGCAAACGAAGGTTGAAGGAAAATAATGTCGGTTGGACTAACAATAGAATCCAAAGCCATCTCCATCTTGGAGAACTACTCGGGGGCTAACAACTATATCTTGGGGTTAAAAGTCAAACTTGACAAAAACTCCAAGTTTTATCCTACGCGTAGTCAATCAGAATACATCATTAATAATCATTCTAAGACCCCACTTGTAGCAAAAAAGTGGGTTGTCTTGGATTCTTATTTTGCAAATAAGATTGCCGATGAGAGATTAATGATGACAATTCCCGAAAAGATTTGGATTGAGAAATTGTTGG